AAAAACATATTAATTCAAATAATAACTGTATTGTCGTTGAATATTATCATCAGCGGCGCGCCAGCACAGCTGTAGACAGATAATCCTTAATTCCGCTACTAATTGAGTTTGCAACTTTTTTTCTGAAATCGCTGTTAGATAG